TTTTTGCGCACCGACAGCATAATCCCAACCACAACGACGAAGCATCGATATTTTTAATGGTCGGTTATTATCGCAAACGATCGTCTGTTTTTTGTTAATGCCTAATTTCGCGAACATCCATGATACGATACCTAAGTTTTCGCCTTCCTTAGATTCCTGCTTCTTAAATTCTTGTAGGGTTTCGAGAGGTAAAGATTTCATTATTTCAACCTCAGATGCGTAATTCATCTCACGTAGATACAACGCACCGTCATAGAATTTTGCCCCAAGTATTCCCCAATTGTGGTTTTTCCCCCAGTCATTTCCGATATACTCGGTAGAATCCAAATCATCGTACTGTTGTCTCGGAATCTTTTTCCAACCCGATAGAATGCGGTTAGGTTTTTCTGCTTTTAATCCAAGTCCGTAAACTTGCCACATCCATTCGTTAGCCGTTCCTTGCTCGATGTTGTATGGTGTAGGTTCATATGAAAGTATTTTCAAACGTTGTTGCTCAGGAACAAACGGATTATCTTTGAATGTTGAGTGAATTACAATAGCGTTATCCTGCTTAGAAAGTTCATCTATCCAATGATTTGATCGTGGATTCCAATCGATTATAATGTAATCAGTTGTACGCATATCAATTTGATCAAATACCTCTTTAGGCATTTTGTATGGTTCGTTGAAGTGTGCAACATCACCTTGAAAACCGTGCACTCGGTTAGTATCATCACCTCCGCAAATCTCAACCGTTGATCTATTCGGAAAGGTGTAAATGCTTTCTGTTTTGTTGAATACTATATTTTCCCACATCGGGAAAGTTGGAAGTGCTTTCTTAAAATCGGATAGCACTGTATTTTTTACATCCTGCTTTGTTTCGCGCCAAATAGATACACGCTGACCATCTTTGCTAAAGGCAGTCAGGTAATGTGATTGAAGTATGCTATATGTTTTAGAAGAACGAGAAGAACCCGTATTGATTATGTATCGGTATCTCCTACTTCCATCTTCATTACGGGCGTTTATCGCTTCCCAATTCTTTTGAAATACAATTGTAGCTTGCATTCACTTTTATTCCTCCTTTGGCTTAACTATTTCAACTAGAATAGTCGGGTTTGATGCAGGTAATTTCTCACCATCCGTTGTGTGATCAATCTGTTGTTTCAATCCTAATTCCAAGGCAACAATTGAAGCGTTAAACGCACCAACACTAGCTCCTTCGGTCTTTTGAGTGATAATAATGTTCTCTATGCGCGATACGACTTGGGAAAAATCTTCTGATGTACTTTTTAAATCTGTCAATATACGCCACTCTGAAACGTCTAGAAATAGGCATAAACCGCTCTTAGTATAGGGTGTTTCATTCTCTCTTTCAACTTCGAAAGCATCTTTTCCAACCCAGTCTTTTTTGATCCATTTACGTGAATCGGTTACTTCAAAATATTCACAAGCTGATTCCCAAAGTGCTTTTGGATCGGAAAACAATTTATCCCTACCATGCTTGCTTCTAAGTTTCCAAAACTGATTTCCTGTCGGTGCGCTCATCTTTTTGGTTTATTTGGGTTAAATGGTCTTTCGTCTGATCCCGAGAATTGATGAATAGAATAAACAATAACTAACGCTAGAGCCATACATGATAAAAAACCGAATGCAAATGAAAATACATCAAAACACATGACTAGTTTTTTTTAAGTTCAAAACTTCCCGTAACGTTGTATGGTTGGTTTTGTCCTACTTCGTTTGCGTAAACGTATTTTTCGGTGATCAATTCCGCATATTTTCGATAGAATATAAACCCGACATCGTACATTCCAAACCCGTTTGTCGTGCCTGAAATACGGTAGTTTATTGTTCCATTTTTAAACGTGTGTTCTGTTGTAGATTGGGAAAGAGTGATTTTGTTGTCACCTTGCCAAATTTCAATAAGTTCATCGCATGGTTGATCGGAAAACTGAATAACACAATCAATATCGTGATTGCCTATTTTTTCTTTGTTACAAGCCGTTAGAGCGAATAACGCTAATGTGTAGATCAATACTTTCATGAGTCAAATATACGTTAATCGATTGAAACCGCAAACCCTTTACCGATCAGGTCGCGCCAATCGATGAGCCATTGGTTGAGTAGATCGATAATCCATTGTTGATTTTTGTGTGGGTATTTAATGAAAATAAAAAGATTATCGTTAAAAAACGGCTTTGACCCACTTGGGTGATCCCATGTGATTTCTAAGTTAAATTGCCTATCTATCGGACCATGTGGATTAACCTTTAAATTTGAGTCAAGATCACTCCAATCGATGTATGCCTTCGCTAACTCCTCCAACGGCACAAACTCCTTACCTTGATTATAATTCGGCACTGTGATTGGCTTGGTGAGGCAGGAGATGGGACGTAAAGCTAAATTTAATTCACGTATGAAACCGATGTGGGTGTCATTTGATTTAATGGAAATATCGCCTGTTTTAATAGTTCTGATTCCGTCGACTGTATAGTAGATTTTCCTATCGCCTACTACCTGTACCCCATACGGTAAATACCCGCACAAAGCCACCTCTAAAAGTTTATCTGTCATGGTTTCAAATCCTCCCAATAATTTGTTTGTCTTTCAAAACTATAATGTCGAATTTATTCAATTCCATAATTCACCGTTTATCTAGTTTATTTTTCTCAATAATACTATGCATTTCAGTACCATCTTCTTTGCATCCAATAGCTTTTAATTTCCAATTTTTACGCTTCAAATTTTCAGAGAACGGCTTGAATTTGTCGAGTGTTAAATCTATTTGTAAAACTACTATCATAACTCCTTAACTTTAACCACCCCCTCCGCGATAAGCATTTCGGGGGTGAAGTGACGGAAGCCAACTAGGACTCCGATCTGACGGAGGTAGTCAACTTGCATTCTTTGGTATTCTGACTCATTATCAAAAATATCCATATACTTTAACTCCTCATCCGATAACATTTGAACGGTTCGGAGTTCGAGGTAGAGTTTTTCGCAATTATCAATCATATTTGCGTCAACTTTCCAGTTTAAAACAGATACACTTGGATTAAATTTGCATACTTCTTGCCCCCAATACTGCGCGAAAAAACATTCGCGTTCTTCGTTAGTCATTTTCATCTTCTTGTGTATTTTGTTTGAGAATTTAAGTATCCGCGCATACGCTTTTGCCACTTGCGTTTCGCCCACTTTTTTGATTTACCTGCCATACCATCGGTTATTATTCCGCTACTCATTTGGTTAATCGGACGGGTAATCATTGTTAAACAACCTTTTTGGTTGTGGCTTGTTGCCATGTGTTTTCTGCCTTTATTTTTCATGAATCCATCCAATCGTTAATAGCGGTTGATATTTCGTAGTTACAATTAGCATCGGTAGCCGTAGCCATCATATCTTGACAGTGCTTCAAAAGAGTTACGTACTTTAGTTTATCCATACGATTACCTAAAACCGACTCCATTATTTCAATGCAATCGGACGGCATTAATGATTCGCCAAATTCAATTGCTCTTTTGTTTAATTCTCTTTTTACAGCAGTGTTCATATCTCCGTTTTTTGTAAAGGTACTGCCGAGTTGTGGTTTTAGTAAAGATTTGTGTTGAGTGGTTGGTTAAACTGATGATCGGTAAATCATGCATTGTTGCCCGTTGATTGTTTGAATATCGTCGGGGTCTTTCGGTTTGTACTCGATTTTGGCGTTAAGCACTGAGTTGTTTCGATCCGACTTTAGTTTGTATTCTGCGCCCGCTCCGAAATCCCTATCGACGAATCGATTTAGAAGGTTTTTAAGGTCGCTATCATTTAGAAATTCAACCTTTATTATCGCTACTTTCATCTTCTGTAAAATTAAATTCGAACCATTGTCTAAATGCTCGTTGAATATCGATTTGTTGCTCAATAGCGGTGTTATCTGCTCCTGAAAGAATGAAGTTATCAAACGCTCTAATTTGGTTAATGAGTAGGTTTGCTTTCATTTTAGCCGTTCCAGTTAATTCGGCATCTTCTAAGAAGTCGGCAACGATTGGAGCAAGGGCAACCGATGCTAATAGTTTTGCGTTCGTTGTCATATTTTATCCCACATTTCGTAAGTAGTCATCACCTCAATATACTCCTCGCGCGACTTGCGACCGAAGCCTCTTTCTGTATTTATTAGATCGATTTTAGGACATTCGGACAACCGTAATTCTGTTGTGTCACCAAAGAAGTAATGCGCTAAAAACCTACATAACCTCCCACTAAAAATCTCATCCGCGTACGGATCAGCTGTGAGTGGTTTTTGAGCGGTGATTTTACGATACTTGTTTAGTGTTTCTAGGAGTAATTCACCTCCATAACTTCTTGAAAATGCACCCGTACATCGGTGCATCAATTCGTCAAGTAAATCCGCCTTCTGCTGTTCCTGTGTTTTCATACCTTCTTCAAATTACAATAAGTTGTTACAATTCGTTTGTCGTTTACTTCGATTACTACGGTGTTTAGTCGTAGCTCGGTTACATTGGCATAGTTACCTTCGTACAGCACAACATCGCCTTTATTTACCTCGCGCTGTTTCATTAGAATAAAGTTGGTTGATTTACGTTTTTTGATGCTAGAATACCCATTGCTGTTTCGAATATTTTTTTACCCGCTTCGTAGTCAACAAGGTTCCTAGCGATTTTATTAAGTCGTTGATCTCCTTTATACTTTCTGAAATCGTAATCATGAAAATCCGAAAGCTGATTTATATCACCCGCTTCAATCATGTTCTTGGTTGTTTTTCGTTCTCCAGTATCATTAGGTATAACAAAATTTGACCAATATAAGTGTCTGCCTCTCTTTTGAGCCGGAAGTAAAGGTATGTAATAAGGAATAACATTCTCGACGATCCATTTACCTTCAAAGTAATTTTCAAGAAATATAATTTCTTCATATAGTTTCAAATCAGGATACAAAGGAATAAACGTATCTCTATTTTTTTGGCTAATTCTGACCCTGGAATGACTAGGGCAAGGCGGTGAACTCCAAATAAAATCAAATTCTTTATAGTGGTCTAATAAATATTTGTGCGCATCTGCAATTATAACTTTGTCGCTTGGAAAACGTTCTTGGTAAAGTCTTGCTAATTCTTCATCCAACTCAACGGCTGTTACTTCAATTTCACAAACTTCATCCCACTTATACCGATTACCGCCAAGACAAGCGTACAGATTCAATATTTTTATCTTCTTTCCTTCCATCACTCCACTATTAAGTTAAATTTTCGTTTCAGGGCTTCTTCGACTATCATACGGCAGAATATGTATTCGACGGGTACCGGTGGTGCTATTCCAAGAATAGGATTCGAAGTAGCTAGCTCTTTTTTCTCATGGTATTCTAGTTGCGCTTTTTTGATTACCGATGTTTTGAAGTCTTGACTAAACATATCGGCAAAGTTTTTCGCAAAAGTCTTTGCTTGCATGTCCGTGCCAGTCCAACCCGTGCCATTATTTAAGCAATCTAAGTAAAGTTTATGCGCTTCCGATCTGAACTTTTCACCCTCTTTTTTCATTGCTATTTCCTCCGAAACTTTTGATTCTACTTTGCTTAGTTCGTATTTGATAACCTGCTTTTTATTCCAATAGTCTCTAATCGGTTGAATTAGTTCGTCACGGGTTAATGTCGTGTAGGCTTTTTTTTCGATTGTAGCGTCGTTATAAGCGTTTTTAATATCTCGCACCGTACAACCTATTAAAGTCTCGCAAATCTTAGCATATGCCGTTCGGAATAAATCAGGATGTACGTTGTCTTTGTTCAATCCGAACAGCAAGTTTGTAGCTTTTCCGAAAAGATCAATCGTGATCGACGGGTCCTTACTAATCGGATCGCTTTCACTAAGCATCTTCGAAACTTGTGAAAGGTTCGTCGTTATCCCCTTCGCTAGTAACGTCGATTTGACCTGATCCCATGACGCGCTCAACAAACGCTCTGTCTCGTTGCTCCCAATCAATTGGTTGTTTTGTTCCTGTTGTTCCATTTGCTGTTGTGTTAAAGTTGTTTTTTTCCCATGTGTGAATCGCCGCCTTCCAATTCTTCATTTTGTTTTTACCGACCATCCACCCGTTAGATGTGTAGTGGTCAATGAATCTTTGCGGATCGACTTTGTTTTTCCTTTCAATGCAATAATTAACTACTTCCTGATAGGTCGGTGGAATAAACCGTTTCGGTTTTTCCGTAATAACCGAAGGTGTAGGTGAAGGTATAGAATTAAGATTATAGGTTAAAGGTTGAAGGGCATCGTTTTGGGATATGCCGTTTTCATGCCCCGATGATGCCGTGGCATCTGTTTTGGAATCCCACCTTTTTTGAGCCTTTTCCCTTTGTTTTTCACGGAATTGATCCTGTTCTAAGCGTACCTTTTGAAGCTTTAGGTTTACAATAGTGCCATCTTCCTGTCTTGTGAATTTCGTTTTAATCGACCGCATCACATTCAAATCAAAAACAAGTGCCAACTGCATTAACTTACGATCATCGTTTGGCAGTGATCCCTTCGTCCATTGGTAGCATAATAACCGAATGTAACCGCCAACTTCCTCGGCTGTCATTTCAGCAGTACCGACTAAAAAATCGGCGGGATAAAATTGAAAGGCAGGGCTGTTTTTGCTCATAATTTACAATTTTATAAATTTTTAAGTGCATTTTGATAAGCGTGGCTGGCTTCCAAATCGGTCTTAAAAAGACCGAAATATGTTTGTTTACCGTTAATTCTAATTTGTGATACCCATTTTTTACGAGCTTTATTAAAACTAACTCCTGTATAAATACTGCTACTTTTAAGATGTTTTCGGTTAGTGTTTTCTCTTGCTGAAACAACTTCCAAATTATCAACTCTATTGTTGAATTTATCAAAGTCTTTATGATTTACCACTGATTTATAACCGCATGGCTCATGATTTAAAAAAGCAATAGCCACTAGCTGATGGATTCTTCTAGTGTGGTGTATTGAGTTTACACAGAATACAATTTTTAAATATCCTGTATTGTCAACACAGGGTTTTAAAATCTTTCCTTTTCCAAATTTTAAACTCTTAACCTTTCCTAGATTTGATACTTGATAATCTTCGAACCCTTCTACTTTTTTCCAAATTTCTTTTTCCATTTTGGTCGTTATTAAAAAAACAATGCCCTGTTCAAGTAGCCACGACCAAACGGCATTCCCAAACAAGGCATCAAATAATCTCTTCTGTAATTGGTCGTTACTTTGAGGTGCTAATATACGAATAATTGGTTAGTTAGCAACTACCGAATCGATAAGACATGAAACAATTGTTGTATTCAGACCAAAAGAAACCAAGTTCATCCAATTTTTTCACATCTTCTTGTGATACGGATTCTAGTTTTATTCCTGCATGAACATTAAGTTCATCATGTTCACAGTGAGTCGGTGTTCTGTCTTCGGGGTTGGCGTATTTGGCTAGAATTGTCAATGCCATTATTAAATCGTTCATACTATTTATATTGATTGTCAAAAATTCATTTGAGTAATGTAAATTGGTTCTATTCCTTCATGGTCGAGTTCGAACTCTACTAGTGCTTCAAGTATCGATTCACCTTCAACGGTTATACCTGTTGACATCGGTGCGCCCGCTTCTGTTGTGCCGGAAATCCAGCAAATGTGAAATGTTCTCATACCTTCTCTGCTTTTAAAATAACATTTTGTGCTTTTCAATAGTAACAACTATTGGGGATTTATCTGATTTTCTTTTATTGCTCTGATAAACCTGTATAGGATAGTCTAAATGCAAATTTGAAATCAATTCAAATACACCATGTGTTTCAAATCCGTAATCAAAACTTCCTTCTTTCGGCTTTCGATTATCTAGTAAACTTCTTAATAGTTTCAAATTATCTTCTGCTGAAAGTCCAACAAAATCTTTTACTGTAATATTCATAATCTTTCTGCTTTTAAAACTGTTTGGTGTTTGCCTGTTAATCCGATTACTAGTTGAGTGCCTGTTATCGATCCTAAGTTGATAACACGATCAAAGTGTTGCCAACTAGGAAGGTTGTACCGTGAATAACATCGCTTCAATTTCACCTCGGTAATCCGGTAATCGCTCGGATTAAAATCTTCGTCGTGCTTTGGCATAACTTGATTACGTTGGCTGTCGTAGCCTTGTACGGTGCGGGATGGGGTCATGGCTTTTGTGATTTAATTTCATCAATCAAATTTTCAAACTCATGCTCCAAAGACTCGCAATGGTCGCAATGGCATTCTGAGAATCTAATTTCATCAGATTCTTCAACCGCGCATCCTTGCGCTTTGTAATAAGCTTCTTGTAATTTCCATTCAGCATCTACGTAATCACTATTACAAGCTGAAAAAACTTGTCCTGATTTACATTTAATTCCGATCATGTTTTTCGTTTGAAAAATTCGTACTCTAGTTTATTTCTGTTGGCGAAATCCTCATCGAGCGTTTGCCAGTATTCGTTCATTAGGTTTACCTGTTGGTTGATTAGAAGTTGGTCACGTTCGGTGAAGTCAACGCGAAGCAATCTAATCCGATCTTCAATCGGGTTCTTTGCCTCGAAATCGTATTCGTGTTTAACGTCCTCTAAGAACTCATCGGTTATCTGTTCGCTCCAATGATACCCTGCTTCCTCCCAAAGCGGTTTAGCTAGGCTGTAAATCATTGTTTCGGGTGGGTTCATTAGGATTCTGATAAGCGCGAAATGATCACGTTCGCCTAAGTAGCAATAACCTTTTCCTTGCCATTCGTAAATTGATTGGATTTCCTTGCTGAAAAACCCTAATCCGCTTGGCTCCCAAACACACTTCGTATCACCAATGAAAATAGGCTTTATGAAATCGTAAGTACCGTGAATGTAATCGTTTTCGAGGTGCTTTTCATTCTTGTAAGTGAACGGATAACCAAGGTATTCGCCCGCCTGTTTAATCGCTTGTGCCTCGCGTTCGTTTCCCTTGCGTGTGTACTTATTTGAAAACCGCTTTTGGTAGTCGAATTTCTGCCCGTACCACTTGTTTTGAACGTGCGTTTTAGCGCCTACAGATAACTCAGGCTTAAACGGTGTATCTCTCTTTTCGATAAGTAAAGCTAAATCGCGTTCCATGGCAGGAGTTAACTTGCTGTTTTCCTTAGCCTGTAAGCACTGATCCAAACGCTTTTGATCCGTAACGCCTAGCGGTATCAAACTACCACCAAGTTCAGCACCGACCATCAAATGACCAAGTGCCGAACATCGCTCCTTTATTAATCCTGCCATAATTTCTTAGCTGTATCGAATTTAGATTGTAATTCCTTTACAGCTTTTGTAGCGTAAGAAAGTGAGAAAGAATGATCTCTAGGGTATTTGCCTGATTTCAAACCTTCTTGTCGTTCTTTTGCTTCTTCTAATTTAAACTCAAAATAGTCGATGCTTTCAGGCATTGAAAGGTTTATTTCTTCTGTTTTTGACTCCCAATATTTAGCTCGTTCAGCGTATTCATTTGCCTTATCATTTAATTCAACCGCTTTGCGCATTCGGTTATGGTTTCGCTCAATTAATGCTCGGTGTCTTTTTTCCGAATGGTGACCAATTTTAATTGGTTCAGCCAATACAAGAAAATCACGACCTTCATGTGAAGCTTTCCAACTTTCTGTACTTTTATGCTCTGCCGTAATACTAGCGTTGTTTAGTTTTTCAGCTTTGCGTTTCGACCATTCTTGCGTATTAAAACCATCTGCACGAACGATCGAATAATAGTGAAAACCATCTTTTTCAAAGAGAAAATTATGAACAATATTTTCAACTTCTTTACCGTATTTGGTTGTCAAAATAATTGTTTCAAATTTAGCGTGTCTTTCTGTGCATTTCGCAACAAAAACATTCGGGCAATATTTTACGTATGTATTCATGTTTTCCTTTTTCGTTTCAACAAATATAAGTTTGATTAAAGTAAAAAACCGCCCAGTTGTGATGAGCGGTTTTTCAAAATGTTAAACGGTTATTTCGGTATTGCCTCGTCGAGTTGTTTAATCTGATCGGGCGTACAGTCGTATTCCGCTTTGATGTTTTCGGGGTCAACACCTTCGAAAACTATTGATTCGATAGCTTTGGTTAGTAGTTCGGGTGTCATTGGTGGTTTATTAATAGTGGATTCAATTGGTTTGGCTATTTCATGTAGCTTCAAATCATCAACATCACCATCCGTAACCACCTCACCACTGACTACGGATAGCAACCACGCTAGAGCTTTTCTCTTGCCTTTTCCGATAACAGCGTCAACAGATGTCCATGAATCTATTTTAAGCGGAATAGGCACGGTTTCCTCGCGTGAATCACCGTTTATCTCCCACTTGATCAAAGCTTCAACCAAAGCATTTTTATTCTCAGTTGAAAAGACTTTAATTGACTGAACAATTGAATACTTCAAACCTTGCCATTCATTCGCTTTTCTTTCGAGTCCGTTTTTAGTTGGGTACATATTACCCGCAATGATATTGAACTCGTTGTTAGTTGGTTGATAACCTTTTAGAACGGCTTCAATTAAACAATACTGTACAACGTCCACGGGATAACCGCCTGTTTTGTCTTTGTCTGTTCTGAATCCTAATGATGTGCCTTGTAAAGCCATAATTGGACTCATGTACTCGGCATCTAAAAGCGTTTTAAGTTGCACAATTGCACCACTTACAATGTGCGCTTTTTGGAATCCTGTAATGTTTTTCTTTCCGATAACGGATAAAACCACACCGTCAATTTGCTCTGACTTTAAAATTAATGGATTTTTATTCATACTTCTTTCTTTCTGTTTACGATTTCTACTTTTTCTATCTCAAGCCCTTCGGTAATAGCATCATCTGCCGTTACCATCTGTGAAAGTCTCGTCATTTCCGAAAATTCTTCGGGTGTCGTTTTCATGCGATTGAAATTCTCATCCGTCAATACTAGCGGACGAAAATATACAGTTGCTTTTTTAATCGGTTTTGCCATGTTATAGTTTTTCGATTTCTTGTTTTACTTGTTGCCAGTATTTTTCAGTATTTGATCCTGTATATCCGTCAGTGTCATTTAAACAAGCTAATCGAAGTATCTCATCACACGCGATTAATGCCTGTTTTTTAGCGCGAACATTTGCCGATAAAACCGCGTTTTCGTTTCTGAACTTATTATAAAGTTCAACCGCCTTTTCCTTTGCTGTCATAATTTTTTCTTCAAAGTTACTACTGTTTTTTACCCGTTTCTCGGAATTGTGATGAACGGTTATGGTTGCCGTAAGTCTTTAAAGTAAATCCACTCATCGCCCTCTATAACGCCATAAACATTATCCCACATCATCAAAATCGGCTTATCTGGTTTATACTGGCTTACAATCAAAACATACTCACCGAACTTCGGATCGTTTGATCTGTTGCTTGTAAATACGTTCCACTTCGGTTTGAATTGGTCTGCGTATTCTTCCATGGCGTTGATAACATCTTCTTTATCATAAAAAGGATCATTACAATTACCAACTTCATCAAATTCACCTAACGTGAAAGTTTTGTTTAATATTTCCTCTGCTGTTTTCATAATCCAAAATCTTGATTATCGCGTCTCATGTACGCGGGTTAGTGTGACAATTCTCTTAAAGTCATTACGGTTATACTTCTAAATTTTTGCTGAAGCATTCCTTTAATGTAAACAGCAGGGTCTTCTTTGTAAAATTCCCTTACATCTACAATTACTAGCCGTCCGCGATCACACAACTTCAAAAATATACCATCGATAAAATTATCACCTTTTACACAACCACCATCCATAACTATCTTAAGCGCTTCGTAAAAGTCTAAATTGTATTCTACTTTTTTGCTCATATCAATCAACGTTTAATTATCCATTCGTTCGTCTTCCAATGCTTGCTGATGCCATTCGTAGGCATCGTGACTAGGCTCGGTAAGTTCGTGCCAATCGTCTTGTTGGATGAACCATTCGTGAACTTCTTGCTTGATTGATTTAAGCACTTGCGGTTGTAAGACAATCGGATCGTCGTTGGCATCGTAAAAAGTGTCGTCTTTTAACGTTAACTCATAATCATCAACCTCAAAGTTAAAAGCGAAGTCACCACCGTTGTACTTGCCATATACGCAATTGATCGAGCGGTCTATTTCTAGGTTGGTTGTCATGGTTTCTAAATTCTATTGGTCGGAATTCTAAGAACAGCGTAAGGAAATTCATCATCAAAATCATGCTGTTTTTCTTTTATCTCATCCGAGAAGCCAATACTTCTATTACTATTTCCTACAGCTATTGGGAAATTAACATCTTGATACATCCATTTGAATGGAATTCTAGCGCCCATCTCTCTATTACCGATTATTAATGTACATTGATTAATGTACCACTCAATGTGATATTCTTGACCATTCACCTCGAATTTAATATATCGATTATGATTGAAAATAGCATTAGGAAGTATAGTTGGCTTAACGAATTTTACTTCGAGTTTTTCAAGAAATTCACAGATTAATTCTCTTCCGTTTTCTTGACAGGCGTTTACTTTAAATATATTCATGATTTTTTATTTTCTAAAAAACGCCTACTCTTTTCAGGATTTTCGGCTTCCTCCTTTGGGTTTAGTTTTGGTTGTCGATCAACTTTATTTCGTCGATTTCAAAGTGGTGTGTTTCGAATCGGAAACCCTCAATGTGCTTAACAAGTGTGAATGTTTTTGTTTTTTCATGGACTACAATTGTCAATATTGCTCTTAAGTTTGATCCACCACCACACATTAATCCGGTTGGCATCCCATTCATTGACAGGATTCGGTAAACGTCTTGCTGGAACATTACAAGTTGACCGCTTTTGATGTTTTTAAATTGTTGTAGGTTCATAACTAATGCGCGTTACAGTCGCGCCCCTGATTTGGTTAGTTATACAATGGTGAATAATCGAAATTTCTATCCCAAATTTTCATCTTTCCATCGATTGGCTCACAAGTAAATCCGTCGAATTTTTCTTCGAACAAATCTAAATCGCCTCTAGTCCAATTATCAAGACCATACCAATTCATTCCAACTTGGTTTATTAATGATTCAAATTCTTGGAAGGTTAATTCTTTGCTGTCTAACCCGTTCATTTCGATTGTTGTTTTCATATCCTTTCGTTTTGTATACAGCAAAGATATAGCACTATAGCCGTTTTGAACTTAATTTATGATGAGTGGCAAAACAAACTGACAAGCGGTAAATTTAAAAGGGAGGTTCCGAAACCTCCCTTTAACCTAACCACCTAAATCACTATTCACTGAAAACTGCTTACCACGGCAGTATTTACTTGATGTTATGCTTGCGCTTAAACTCGTCGATTTGTTGTTGAGTATTAGCCCAATCATCCCAACGCTGATTCTGTTTGTAGAAATCGCTCCAAGCAAACAAGCATTCAAGTTTTTTAGTCACATTATTCATGATAACTAGTTTTTAATTTCGCCTACTCTATAAGATTTTCGACTTCCTCTTTTAGTAACGGTAAGCAGAATCACCCGCTTACCGTTTAACCACCACCCGAATAACTAAATTAATATCCTATTCGGCAGGATTTTGCCCCCTCATCGCGATTCAGTGCTTTGAGGGGAACTGATAAGCAAAAGACAACTAGTCTTACGGTTTAACAGTCCGTTGCTTTCAGCTCGTCCCCACCAACACCGCTAGGCATTGATGGGCGGTTGGATGATATTTGTTAGATATCTCCATGTTTTGCCACCCCTAATATCACGTATCACCTTTGGGTCTACATTTAGAGATTTTGATAACTTCCAACTGCTATCTGTGCTTTTTAAAATAGATAAAACATCTTTTTCAGATAGTTTAGACCTACCGTTTTTCTCTCCCTTAGCTGTTCTACCTTTTAAGTCTCGATCTTTTATGTTATCTTGAATCGTTCCTAATGAAAGGTGATTTATGTTTACGCAAGACCTGTTATCGCAGGAGTGCATCACAACCATTTCTTTTGGTATTTCTCCAAAGTGTTGTCTGTAAGAATGCCTATGACCAAAGTCAAGAACTCCGTTGACTGAATATCTTGGGTATCCATCATTTGTAGAACAACCAAAAACCTCAATACAATCGCCGTTTAATCTTTTTTCCATTATTAAACCTCGTTTGGTTACAATGCAAATATATTGCGTTTTACTATACGAAAGTACCGAATGTGACGAACGGCTGTATAATGTGATGGAAGGTTATTTTTATATTTTACCTCATCCTGTACAACGAGCTTAACGCTCGAATAGTTGCCAAGCTATATTAACATAAAGGTCAACATTAGCTGCAATGCCAGCGGACACCCTAAAACATTCGGAGTTGGCTGACAAAATCTTTAAAACGCTTTTCTTGTGCTTCATAATATTTTGGGTCTATTTCTATTCCTGTAAAGTTGAATCCCATCTTATGGCAAGCAATACGACTACTACCTGAACCTAAATGTGTATCTAAAATCAAATCGTTTGGCTTTGCGTAATTATGCAATATCCATTCGTAAAGTGCCACAGGTTTTTGAGTTGGGTGTATTCTAATCTCTTTATCCTTCATATTCTGTTGTATCATACCATTCCAAGTATATTCAAAAACCTTTACACTTTTATGCGTTGAGCAAATTGCAACCTCCGCTTCACCAAATGCAGTTCCATTTTTTTGCCACACAATTACACCACCGCAAAGCCCTAAAAAATTACCACCCCAAACGATTTGATTTTTAGATACTCTTTCTAATTGGTAGTAGTATTCATTATCAGGTGCAATATTTTCAAATAAGTGATAACCTTTTCTTTTAGTCGCTTGCTTGCCTTTCTTTTTGTTATCACTTAAACCTATTGCATCAATATTGCCATAAGGTGGGTCAACTATTGCAAGGTCAAAATGATTATCAGAAAAGCGTTTTAAAACCTCTACACAATCCTCATTATACACCACAGAAGGCACTGCACCTAACACGGGTTTGGCAAAATTGCCGTTTTGTTCTTCTATCAACATTCGTTCTTAATTTTAAACATTTGTACTTCTATTTAGCTTTTCGGTTCGGCAACTTCGCCAAGCCCGATACCGTTATACAACATGGGCTTCCTTTGGTCGCGCCACGCCGTATAACGTCACTTTATGTTAAATAGCCCCTACAAGCCTTTGCACACACGGATTTTTCAAATCCGCTTCCTAATGATTTATCACGAAAATAATTTGTAAATTAGGGGCGTTCGAAACTGGGAACAAAAAACCCCGAGCACCAACTCGGGGGTATTTATTAACTTTCAAATCTGTCAAAGTTCTTTCATCAAAGATAGGAAATTTTCTGAATATGCAAAAATTAAATAAATATCATTTAATCGTTTTAATCGAAACAACCATGCTTATTCTGACATATTTAACCAAATAAGCTAAAAACTTAAATAACGAACTTCTTATTTAAGAAAAGACCCGAACGCTGATCTTACGGGAAGCTATTCGGGTACGGTTATTATCACTTTGATTCAATACAAATGTAATAAACGTTTATCATCTATTACAACCGCTCATCACATTAACGGATGTCAACGATTGCTATACCGTAACTTTGGGGAAAATTGAAAGTATGAGTAAACTAGGAAAAGAACCAATTAATCCTGTAAATCCAATCAAATTTGAAGATGGTTCAGGAAGTTATAACGGCTTAACAAAGCGTGAACATTTCGCTGGTTTAGCTATGCAGGGTTTAATAGCAAATGCGCCTAATGGTCATTTAAGCAACTCAAAGCAAGGTGTTGAACTTGCTATACGGTGGACAGACGAACTTCTAAAACAACTGAACGATGAGTGAAATAGCCATAAATTATTCATCAAGTAAAAAAGTAGGCGATAGCGTTCAGTGGACTTCCGATAAAAAAGCAATTAATCTAAATTAAAAAACATGAGTAAGGAAATAAGTTTAAAAATATCGTGTGAAGGAGTTGAAATAAGCCCGAACGGTTATAGATCAATTGATCTTGATATCACAGCGATTAATTCAGATTCAATTTTAGAGCAATTCGACATTGATACTGTGATCCAATTTTTTACAATCGATGCGTTGCTAGAAAAAATTGGAGCAGAATCGAAGTAATCGGCTCAATCCACGACTAACAAAAAAGATATGGAAGAAAATAATGACTTTGAATGGGTATGCAACGAATGCAATCTATCAAACTTTACAAGTTCAGTAAGTGAAGATGAAATTGATTTAGAGTTGCATTCTTGTATAAACTGTGGTGGATTTGAATTTCATAAACGATACAAAACAAAAAAGCCCCTTTTAACGGGGGCTTAAATCTGCTCTATAAAAAGAGTCAAACCACCAGATTTTGATTTCGTTTCACCGACAAAAAACCAACTGGTCAAGGTTAATGACATTACAAATGTACAAAAAAAGTGCCTCCAATTACGAAAGCACTTTAAACGAAAGTATGAAAGAGCCAAAAGGCTCGTAAAGGTAGGGTTATTTATCGTTCTTTTCGAGATACTTTAAAATTTGTTTATTCGTGTTGGTATTTTCTTCAACTTGGTTAAGCAAAACTCTAATCAACTGCTCATTACATTGCAAGCTCTCAACACGCGATTGTTCACGGTCTTTCTTATCCTGTATGCGATCCTCATTAATCCATGAATAGAACGCATAAGCAGTAACTAAAAGCACTATCAAACCAACAACCCTGCTATTTGCTATCTGAATAATTGAATCAATCTTAAAAGAACCCGTAGGTCTATTCACGTCTTGAATTGGCGACATATAAAACTAAAATAGTGGTTGCTAAATAGAATAGTATCTGAATAAAAGATGCATCAACATTAAGCCCGATCAATTCTTTCACTAAGTTCATAGCGTAACCGCTCGCAAACAATGTAGCTCCTATCTTACCTATCAACGGCACTCGTCCAACTGAAATAAAATAGCAAAGTGAACCCGAGCAAAAGAAATTTCCAATCGCCTCAATATTGAAACAAAAATCGTTGCTTTCGGTATATGGTGAAGTGTTCGGATCGAAGCCAATAAAAGCAATGTTAATCAGCAACACACCGATTACACTTACCCAACCAATAAGAACGTCAAGATACCAACTCTTCATTCTTATTTCTTTGGTTTACGCCCGATCCAATTTGAGGTATCAGTGCCTAATGGATCAGTAGTTTTTAATGTCCACTCAGTATCGGCATTCGTTTCTACTTCAACGGGGTAACTTGAATCAAACCCGACCGTCTGAATCACCCCGCTGTTGTCCTTGTATTTAATTGTCTTTGGCATATCAAAGGATTTTCGGCTAATTTACAAAAACCGTTTATACTTTTCTACAACCGTTCATCATTTTGTGTATTGTTGTTTTAAAACAACCACCTATATTTGTTCTATACAAAACGAAAAACAAACGATTATGGCAACTGCAAAATTTGAATTGAAAGCTTGGTTAACTGAAAACAAAGAAACTGTTATCGCGAAATACAACCAATTATCATCTGAGCAGTTCTTCGACGGTGTTACGGTTAAAGATTTCATGGTTGAAGTTATGCAGGGAATGATTAACAATAATTGCAAAAGCGCAAATAAAGCATCTAATGTTTTGCCTTTCGTTATGGGTGATGTCTACTTCAATCATTCTAACGTTGAAGCATTCGACGCAATGACAGCTAGATTGAAATCACAAGCACCTAACCAACAATGGTCAGCAATCATTTAATTAAAAACTATAAAAACAGGAAATCATGACAAACGACGAAAAACAATCAAAGGCGGAACAAAAAGGATATAAGTTTCAATTTGTTCACAGTTCAGCAACTCAGCATTTAAGAACGGCACCTGTAATTTTATCTAAAAACGGTAGACACATCGGTAGATACACTTGCTTAACTAACGCTTTAAAAGACGCAAAATGAAACAAATAACCCCCCAAGAATACTGTGAACTAACTGGTAAAACGTACCAGTTAGTTCAGCGTTATCTAGCCGATGTAATAAGATTAAAGCAATTCGACACCGATCATTCCAACCGAAAACTATCAAGCCATTTAAAATGGCTAGGAGCAGAAGATGTAGAGCAGTTTGGTAGATTTTACCTAATTACCATTAAAAACGATTAATCACCGCCTATCACAAAGTTTTATTTAAGACGGTTGATGTAAGTATCTTTGGGTATAACAAAAACGGAAAGATTATGAGCATAGCAAACACAACAGGATTAAATCAATACCCCATTATCATATTTCAAAACATTGCTTCCAAAATGAATATCACTGAAAAATCGCACACAGTTGATCAGGCATTTATCCAATTCAAAGAACTTGGAGTTGATGTTTACATAGAGAAAATGTATAAGGATCGGATTTCGCAAACGCTTAGAAACATATTAGAAGATGCTTATTTCGATCACGGTCATTTAGCAACGAAAATATTACAATGCTTGGTTAGGCACGAAGATAACGAAAAGGTCATTGAGTTTATTCGTGAAATTTCATTTTTTCTTATGAACCCTTTGTTTTATAGAGTAGTAAATTTTAATTCTACGGTTGAAAAACTGAATAAACTTCAAAATAACATATAACTAAATCAGGGGAGCGACTGTAACGCGCATAAATTATGAAAATAGACGAAGATAAAATAGCAGATGCGTGTAATGAATCCTATCAGCGAATAGGTGAAAACGCATATTTCGGAAACGGTTTTGAGGCGGGTGTACAATTCGCGGTCAAATAACTCGAATCCGAAAAGCAGGAGTTGTTAAATTCGTTAATCGAGTTAGCTATGGCTAATCCAATTGATGACGAATACCACGAAAAGAAAATTAAAGCTTTACTAACAATCAAAAAACATAACAATGGAATTTAAAGGAACGAAAGGGAAGTGGGAATCAGAAGATTTTTCAAAAGAAGATTTTATCATTAAGTCAACCGACGAAAATAATATGCGTACTGACGTTTGCTCAGTACATAAGTATTCATCTCATGATACAGATTTCGAGGCGTTAGCCAACGCCAAACTAATCGCTTGTGCGCCTGAGTTGTTGGAAATGCTAAAAAACATTCTACAAGCTGTTGAAAATAGTAATATCGAATCCGATGTAATATCAATTGAAGAATTAGAACAATTAATCAAACGCGCAACGGAATGAAACACGAAGAACCAACAATAATCGACTTCCTGCTATTCAGGACTGATTATAAGTCTTTAGCACTACTCGCTTGGCTTTGGTCGTTCGCTGTAATATTTGGAACGGTAGGCGTGATATTTTGGCTGTATAATAATTGATGTATGAAGAAAGAAGAAGTTAAAACATTATATCGTTGTATAATCGGAGTTGAATTAGAGAACTTTAACGCAATAGTAGATTTCGATGAATTTGAAGTAATCAAACATACAAAGTGTGGTTTTTGGATTCATGGTTACGGAAAGAAACGATTTGTCCTAAACTCAGGAAATAGACGTTTTGCTTTTCCCACCAAAGAAGAAGCCGAAGTGAATTATATTTACCGTACACACAAAAGACTAAAGTATTTAAAGACAGAAGTTGAATCGGTTGACGGAATAATAAAATCAAATATTTTCAAAGCCCTAATGAAGAAACACGAATTAATTGACGGTATATTTTAAAACAAAAAGGCGGGAATTAACCCGCCTTTCTTAATTTAATTCTATTTCTACTATTTCCATATCATCTTCTTTCAGACCAAAATATGATCCAGCTTCATTTGTTGAGGTGTAATCTATTTGAGAAATTATTTGTTCAGGAAATGAGTCAAACCAATCGTTAATAGTGCTTTCACCAAATATTGATCGGAATGTATTCATTTTATATTCGGCTTCAATAGGAGAAACGTTTTTAATGTGTTTCAGCTTTTTTGATTCTGAATCATATTCCATAGCATCAACCATAAAACGGTAAACATTTCTAATAGATGGGTCTTTATGTGATCGTTTATCAAAATCAAATCCACCTCTCCTAACCTGAAAGTAAATTTGTACTTCAATACTTGGTTGGCTTCCTAGTTGAATTGTTACCGGACTAATTGTCCTTACTATTCTTCTTGTTTCTGTCATTATTATTTGTGTTAGTTGTTAAATTAGTACAACGGTTTTCCATGAAGAACCATCATAAGCCATGAATGAAGATAAATCTGTATCGAATACCATAAGTCCGCCTACAGGGCTTGAAATAGCTGTTCTTTGAGATGTTGTCATTCTTGGGAAAAGTAATCCTCCAGTCGTGCTATTAATATCTAATACAGCACAATTAGCCCTAGAATTAAAGGTGTTATAATCTTGAATTACTCCTTTTCCATTTATTGTTAATGCCGTTCCCGATGATCCCGTTACCTTTCCTTCAATTCCTATTGCATCTCCAAGAGCTGAAATTCCAGTTCCACCTCCAGCTTGACACGTGAACTGACCTCCCTTTCCATTTGCCCCCGATGAAGTTGATACAAGTCCTTTTGATGCAGAATTAGTTGCTTCGACATTGATACCAACATCTTTTCCACTACCATAAACTTGTAACCTTATATTAGATTGTGGCGCATCACCAATACCCATGCTGTTGTAAAATCTAGTACTTCGATCACCATAAATAACATGAGCAACTCCGCTTGATGTTGAAAACACATAATCTTGATCCCCAAAAACAGTTCCAGCTGTTGTTACTGAAAATGAATCAATAGCTGAAAATTCTAAGGAGTAACCATCGCCATTCAGTGTTCTATTTGACGTTAAAGAATCATCTGATGTGTAAATTGTGTTAATTGTTGGGGGTGTTGGAACAAAATCTAAAGCCGAAAACGCATCTGTTCCGTTAGCTATCTTAAACCGCGGTTGATCTGTTCCAGTATAAAAGTTATCCGTTACTTGCAAGTGCATTCCCGCAGGATAAACCACCGAATCCGAAGCCCACCCTGCCGTTGTGTTGCGTTTAACAGGAACGGGAATATTTATGTTGTATGTTGTCATGTCCAATTTATATTAAAGTCAGCATCTTCACCGTATGGTACTGCCGTTGTTGATTCAAGTTCGTCGGCAACAAAGATATTAACAGTCACACCTTCGGGTATAATTCCAACACCTCCTATTTGAATAACAGGTGGTATTTTGCTTGCGTTTGGTGAATTGAAAGCCGAAATACTATTGTCTAGTTTGTGTCTGAATTTACAAGTCATTCCAACCTTTCGGGTTAGAGTTTCCTGTGGCACGATTTGTGGCGATTCGTTTACAATTACGGGTACAGGATCGAGGAAGTAATCAACGTTTTGTAAGTTGTAATCAGTGAACCAACATAGGTTTTCATGATGCAACATATAATCCATCAAATGCACGTATTTACTCGATAGATTGTGCGCTTTCATTTCGTAGGTTTTACGCTTAATTCGTCTTACTTTCTCGATTGAATAACTGTAATCTGTTGCGTTATCAACTTGTAGATTTGGCTGATACCATCCGAAAGAACCATGATAACGCACTGAATCAACCAAAGACGAACCAGTGTAATCAATTCCATTTTCAACATCAACGAAATCGTAAAGAACCATCAAACGTGCTTCACCGTTAAATGTTTTTCGATTGAACTTGAATAGTTCGTAATTCTCAATCGTGTAGGTATTTTCAATTCCTGCAACGTTTTCTGTTACCTTCAATTCAAAACAACCAATTCCATCCGTTAAGTAAATCGCGTACCAATTCAATTGAACTGAATACCAACCCGCAGAATTAGGCAAAGGCACTGTTTCGCAAATAAATGTAGTTGGTGAACCATCTTTATACAAAGTGAAATCAACGCTATCACCAGCCCAAACATGGCTAGTAGCATCACTTCGATTTGGTGTTTCTAAATCAGCAACAACTTTTCTAGCTTCGCAACATTCACGTAAAATACGTTCCTGTTCGATTGGTGACGTTTTTCGCGCCACATCGGTGGTTATCTTGGTTCGGTTAAAAACAACATCGGTTTCCGTGCCTTTTCTTGCTTCACCCCAAACTTTTGAACCGAATGACAAATCATCCTGCCAATTGATTAGATCGGGGTTAAACTTAGTTCTTAGCGTAACTGTATCACCTGATACTGTTATTTCACAACCAACTTCACCTGATAATGGAATAAGTGGGTTTTGTGGATCAATACCATAAGGTAAAACCGTTGAACTAACCCAACGTGGCGATTGTTCTTTTGGCTCAACCGTGATCTGACCCCAAACAGTAGCCGATTGCCAAATGTATGGAGATGAAGCAACATGAACAGCTTCAACGATAATCGTTTGCCCTGAAATAGGCTTAGTAATAGGTGTTACACCATCTTCTAAGTAGAAGTTAATAGTTGATGTTCCCGACCAATCATCGTACGTTAAATGCTCTAAATCAAGAAAGTTCTGATAAGCTCCGTCCGTTGTGTTTATTTCAAGTAAAAACCCTAAATCCCAATCAGCATTCTGATAGTGAAACCAGTCTTTATCTTCGCTACCGAAAAAATCAGCACTTACACCAAGTTGAGGCAACCAATAACGCCAATCCATGAGTAAACCGTATTCGGCTTTTATTGCGAATTGGGTCATTGTGTCTTCGGGCGTGTCGCGGTAAATCTTAACAACGTTCTTATCTGTTGACGGGGGCAAAACAAACCCACGCCCAACAGTTTGATTGATCGGTTGCGTTTCATCGGGTAAATAAGTGCCTAAAGGAAAGTTGAACTCTTCGAATCGGAAAAACTCACCTGTAAATTTACGCGCAACAACTGAAAGTGTAATACTTTGATAAAACCGATCCGCTGTTATTTGAAGTGATTGTTTCGGCAACTTAAACGTTACCTCCATTTTTATATCATCTTCGGTATTTATGTAGCCAATATCAGGAGCTGAGAAAATTAAATTACCATCATGGTCAATTGGTGTAAAACCAACAAACGGATAACCACCTAAAGGTGGGATATATTTAGCCATTGTTGTAAACGAAGCAGTAAGCCAAACAGGGCGAATTAAATTACCTGAAAGCGTGTAATCTTCAACTTTAACTGCTAATCTGTAGCCTCTATCCGAAGCTGATAAGCTAGACATTAACGCAGTAAAATCTGCATTTGGCGTAATATCACCTACAAAAGTTGCCTCGTCACCTCCGACACTTACAAATACCTCAAAGTTTTCAATGTCAGTTACACAACCAAATGAATTTAAACGCCCTGTAATAGTTGATCCTGATCCCGTAACTGATAAATCTTCGTCACTACAAAGCATCGTGTTTGCTTCAACATGAGCATTCGGATACCAGTTTGGACTATCTTTTGTAAGTACGTGAAATAATCCAATTCCGAAACGTGAATTTGTAGCATCAAATATTGCGCTTGAATCTTTCGCCTTTACTTTTATTTGAAAGTGTGTAACCTGTGTGTAGTCAACTTGACTTACTGCATCACCTCCAACGCTTAAATCAACGCTTTTAACTTCAAATTCTGTAGTTATACCATCAAATACTTCATCAAAGAAACCCGTTTGCCCGTCAGGAGTAAGATAGTTCGTTTCGGCAAAAGTTCCGTTGTCAAGCGCATCGGGCATTACCTTAATGTTCAGCCACATTTTAACGCTATCAGCACCAGTAAATGGTGAACCGTCAAGGTATAGAAATTGTGTAAAATCACCAAATGCTATTTCGTAAACCTGTTGACCATATTCATCAGCGAAACGGCTTATAACAGGGTCAATATCTGAACCACCTGAGAAATTTCCGATTTGGTTAAATGGCACTGAACCCGATCCAATAGTCAACGTATCAACACCTGTAGCCAAAAATCGATTAACATTGTCATCAAGCAAACTTTCAGGGAATCCGTTTGAATTTGCGGGAACTAGGTTAACCGCAAATTCAACGGCTTGCGGGTCTAAAACGAATTGAATATCACAAATGGTATAAGTATCAGGCGTGGTAGCTAATCCGTGTGGTGCCGATAACTTTAAAACGTTTGAATTTACGTAATCGATCGTCAGTCCGACAGGAAGTGCAACACCGTTAACTGATCCCGTCACACCCGCACCAACAACCGCGCCCAAATCCTGCCAACTGCCTGAGTTTAGAATAAGAATGTCGTTTGCTCCTGTTACTGAAATAGAATTTCCATAACCAGTTAAAATAAGACCAAATGAAACACGAAAACGGCAAACGATGAAGTGTTTATCTAAGGCATTTGCAGCGTAGTACGGTAAATCGCGCCCCTGCTTGTCTGTTGCCTTGAAGTCAATTATATTGATCATTTGCCTGTAAATTGTTTCATTAAATCAGTCGCTTTGGCTATGTTTTCAGGTGAGGCGTTTTTCTTAAGTTCAACCATTATAGAGTGCGCCTCTTTTTGTTGATCACTTGAAAGACCGTTTTCTGAGAAAATGCCAGTTGTGATAAAATTGTCAACCATTTGCATAGATGATTTAGCCGTGTTAATCATCTGCTCCTGCATTTGCCGTAACTGTTGCTCCTGTGACATAGTACAAATGTATGATATTATGTTAAATAGAACAATTTGAAAACCAAAGTTACAAAAAACCGCCTATACTTTGTACTTACCACTCATCACAATAGTTAATTTCGTTCGATTGGTATTTGTAGATTTGGTGGACAAAACTAAAGGATATGGAATATGAGCGACATTAAAAACTGTTCCTTTATTAAGGGAGAACACGATCAATTAATCAAATTACTCGACATTCTTTCTGAATTCGGATACTCTATTAATAAAAATAGCAATATTTCAGGAAATCATATTTGGTACTATAAATCAGAAAATTCATGGTCACTTAGAGATGATTTACATTTCATGTGTGAACATGAAATTACAACGGATTCTTTGTATAATTTAATAGCTCCTAAAAACTGGTACATAAAAAAAGAAGATGTTACGCGTGAGTTTATAGAATGGTTTTGCTTAAAAAGCAAATTCGATAGAATCATTTTTAATAACAAAAATCACGTTGGTTATGGGTCGTACAATGGTAGGTTTGGTTCATTTAGCGAAGAAACAAATCATTTAGCTAGTCCTATATCAATAAAAAAATGGAAAGCTCTAAACGTTAACAACCTCAACGTTATTCATTGAATCATCTTTTTCCTGATAATCGATTCGTGCGCTGTTTTCATCCCATTCGTCGGAGTAATCGATCTTCACAATTTTGATCGTTTTACCACTTTGAGTTTTCACAAAGTTGTTAGCCGATAGTTGCGCAAAGTTTCCTGCATAGTAAGGAATAGTCATTGATCGAACTACTGCAGAAGCATTGGCAGGTTCAAGGTCTAAATGAAAATCGTTATAAATCTTTTGCGTATTCAGATAATCCATGAAATTAACAGGCTGTTTTCCGTTTCCTTCATTCCAAAACACGCGGGTATTCGTAAAGTACAAGTTTTCAATAACAGCGATTCCAACACGTTCGGCTGTAAATGTACTTGCGTAATTAGTGCCACCTCCGAAAATACCTGTAATCGCATCTATCGGCTGTAAAACAAGGTTCTTAATGAGTTTTTCCAATCTGAATAATTCCTCTTTACGCCTAATTAAACTCCAAGGCGCGAAAAAATCACTGTAACCCGCTAAATCCTGATCCGCTTTTATGTAAGCATCGGGTGTGTCGGGATAGGTGTTTATAAATTCAGCCCGCTTTTCGTTAAACTCATTTCGGGTAATGTCTTTGGAATGAATGTCGCTTTGATCTTCGGGGTAACGAAGTGTTTTCGCTTGCCAAACTCGGTCAGGATTTGTGTTAAATGTTTTCTGATCCTGTGTTTTTTCCTGACCTGATAGAAACTCTGCAATAGTAATAGTCGTTGAAGTCTCGAAATAAGCCTCCTTTTCCATTCTCACAGTGTTATTAAAACATCTTACAGTCAAATTAAACCAACGAGCCACCTTGTTAATGGCGTCACCTAAAATGGAAAACGTATCACCTTCGCGCGGAAACCATGAGTTATAAATAGTATCGGCATCTTCGTACTCAAATAACTTGAAAATGGATTTGCCCGCAACATACTTGTTGATAAAGATCATTTGAAGTTCAGGTGACATTTCCGACAAGGCAAAACTTTCAAACGTGAATCCTATTCCCTCGCAAGCCTTTTGTAATAGCGTGTAAAGCGGTGTTGAATACATTCGTCGCAACGGTGGTGCATAAGTGTTTCTCACCTGTATTCCATACTGAATAAAAGCAAGTAAAGCAGTAGCAAAGTAGATTGCAACGGCTATTGCTTTGGCTATCGCTGTTAGCAAACCTGTTCCAAGAACATCGAGAAAGTCAGCGATTAATTTAGCTAGCTCTAGCGTTGCCTGTATCAACTGAATCGTTAGAATGATTCCAGTGAATATAATAGCAAAGTGTTCTGCTCTCGTTGTATTCGGAAATATTTGGTATTTTATTTTGGTTGAAATTGATTCGGGTAAAAATCCCTTGCTGTTCAGATACTGGAAAGAAACACCATTTGCAACATTAAAGAAGTGCGAGCCTGAACCGCGAATTTCAACACGTCCTTTAATCTCAGTATCGCTTATGAATGACGAAACGAAATGAATGTAACAACCGTATGTTTCACCTATTCGGCTAATCAAACTAGCGGGCATCGGATAGGCACGGGAATACTGATCGATGAAGTTGTTGATGATTTTAAGCGTTGATCTACCGTAAAATGTCACCTCAGTTTGGTTCATTTCGATTCTGTTTTCACGGGTATCAAACGACAAAACACGTCCTAACTTTTCGCGCTCACGTATCTCTAAAACGATATTTTCAAATTCTATTCTCATGAATCGCTGTATTTCTTGTAAGTCGTATTTCCCTCAACCCTTGTATGAACAATACGTAAGAAATCGTCAATAACTTCTTTTGACATATACTCTTTTGGTTGGCTTTTCAATTCCTTATGTATTTGGCTTAATTCACGTAGTTGATCCTTCAATATAGGAGCGTGTGTAACGTCCGTTTTGGTCGATATTTTAGGCAACAACATATTAGCCGAGTTCATGAAATCCCACGACTTTTTCAGTTCTTCACGACTAGCGAAACCTACATCTGAACGGTCTTTTTTAGACCAAACCTGTTCGTTTTCGTGTGTAAACCCTGTGATCTTACCATATCCATCGGCTACAGGTGAATTACTTCCGGTATCATCCGTACCAAAGAAGAATCCTTTCCCAAACAAACCTTTAATCACACTAACCAAACCTATTGATTTACCCGCTGACGTGATTGGTTCACCGCCTTTTTGAATCAATGAATTTGTAATGTTCAACGCTATTTCAACGTACTTTTTAGCCTGTTGTAATGCCTGCTCCTTTTCTTCTTCTTGCCGTCTTTGATCGCGGTATTTATTCGTTATTTCCTGCTGTTTCTTTAACGATTCCTCAGCTAATAAATTACCCTGTGATGCTTTTTGAGCTAATATATCCGACTCTTTTTCACTAGCCGAAATATTACCGTCAAGTATCTTTTGGCGTTCTTGTGATTTCTTAATTTGGTATTCTAATAGCTCGTCGGCTGATTTCTTACCAATCTTTAGTATTTCATCGTAGTATTT